CAACATTTATGATGATGGATTCTATTGGTATGTTAGAAACTTTTCCCATAATAGGAGAAGAAGATATTGAAATTGAGATACAAACACCTGGATTAGACAAAACAACGTTATTTAAATTTAAATGTTTTGAAGTAACCAATGTTCAGAAAATTGATAATGGCAAAGGTGTTACTTTTGTTATGAGATGTGTAAGCCGAGAACATCTATACAATGCAACGTCTCCAATAGCAGAAGGCAAAACTGATACCATTACTAATATGGTACCATACTTCTTGCAAAATTACCTCCACACAGACAAGAAGTTTATTAGTGACGAGACGAAGGGTATACATTCTATTGTATTTCCACGTCTATCACCTCTTGAGTCAATTGATATGCTCAGACAACGAGCTGTGAGTAAAGAGTACCCCTCTTCCTCGTATGTGTTTTTTGAAAACCAAGCTGGCTTCAATTTTAAAACGGTTGAAGGATTATATAAAGAGGGTTCAAAGAATATTGGATCAAGAGTGTTTAATGCTCAACAAAATACTATGGCCAATAAAGAAGCGCAAGCTAATTCCTATAGAACGCTACTTGATTATCAAATTATTAATCGTAGCGACTCGGTCAAAAAAGCACAAGAGGGTGTGTATAAAGCCGTCACCAAAGTTTTTGATATGTCTAAAAAAACATTTGAATCAATTGAATTTGAATTGAAAGATAGTTTTAAAGATTTTGAAACATCAGCAAACAAAAAAATGCCGAATACGACAGATTTTATAAATGAATTTGCTTCAGGTGTTCCAAAACAGTTCTTAACAATAAAGGACACAACTCGACCTGATATGTACATGGATCAAGCAATGGCTATCAAAAATTCATTTGCTAGGTTACTTAATGATGATGTAACAAGAATTTTAATACACGGTGATACAGGACTTAAAGTAGGTGATGTAATTACATTGAAGCTACCACAGGCTGACGGTATGACTAAAAGAAAGAAGCAAGATAGTTTAACGTCTAGTGATTATCTAGTTATTCGTCTTCGCCACATGCTTACTCCAAGTACAAAAGTTAAACACCAAATAGCATTAGATTGCGTGAAGATGGGAATATAAAATGGCAACAAAGAATTTTGGTGGAGAAGGATTTAAGTGGTTTATAGGTGTAGTAGAAGATCGTAATGACCCTTTACAACAGGGTCGTGTTCGTGTTCGTGTATATGGTATACATCCAGAGCAAAAAGCTCTTGCACCAACAGATACACTACCGTGGGCTACTGTTTTAATGCCTGGCACTAGTTCAAGTTTAAACAGAGTTGGTGTTTCTGCTACCGGTTTACAAATAGATTCTACAGTTGTCGGTTTCTTTCTTGATGGTAATGAAACAACAATGCCTATTGTTTTTGGTGTTATGCCGGGTAAGGATGATATATCGTTACTTGCAATTGGGCAGCAATCACTAAATAAACAGCCTACTGGACCTGAACCGCAGTCTGCATATCGTGCAAAGTATCCCTTCAATAAGGTTGTACAAACCGAATCAGGCCATGTATTTGAAATAGACGACACCCCCAACTTTGAAAGATTGCACACCTTTCATAGATCAGGAACATATAGTGAAATAAATGAAGATGGACAAAGAGTAAATAAAATTGTTGGCAACGATTTTGAAATTGTTGAAAAGAATAAAACAGTATATGTACAGGGAAATATCAGCGTTGTTGTTAAGGGAAGTGTTAGTATGGAAGTAACAGGAGCCGTCACAGCAACAGCTGCTTCGTTTACTCTAAACGGTAGTACCACGATTAATGGTAATTTACAAGTTAGCGGAACTATTAATTCTTCTGGTAACATGACGGGCGGCGGAATAAGTTTGGTTGCGCACACTCACCCTGATCCACAGGGCGGTAGTACGAGTGCGCCAAACTGACAAAGGATAACAAATGGCGGTCGTACAAAGAAAAGATTATTTGACTCCACGAAGAGTTCAACAAGAATATTTTTCCGATTTTTTATCGGGTTTCGGTGTTGATATAGTAAAAAAAGATTTAACCAGAGTGGTGAACGAAGATGCTGTCAAGCAATCTATACGCAATCTGTTACTAACCAATAGGGGTGATAGATTTTTCAATAATACAGTTGGTAGTGATTTACGTGGATTACTTTTTGAAAATGCTTCACCTGCTTTAGAACAAGTAGTTAGCGAATACATAAGAAAAACAATAGAAAACTACGAACCTCGGGCTGAAATTATTGACATTAGAGTTTCAACAGAAGCCGATGATAATCTCATTGTTGTAGCGGTCGTTTTTCGCATAATAAATAAGCAAGAACCAATTGTTCTTGATTTAATTCTCAACAGGATACGATAAATGGCCAACACTAATATAGATTTAGTTGGTTTAGATTTCACTAGTCTAAAAAACAATTTAAAAACATTTCTTAAAACGAACACACAGTTTAAGGACCTTGACTATGAAGGTTCTAATATCAATGTGCTGCTCGATGTCCTTGCGTACAATGCATATTTAAATGCGTTTTATACAAACATGGTTGCCAGTGAAATGTTCTTAGATACAGCACAGCTGAGGGATAGCGTTGTCTCTCATGCAAAAGAATTAAACTATGTTCCACGATCTTTTACATCATCACGTGCAACAATAACTGTTGCCCTAACACCGTCTACTACGATATCGTCTCTTGTCATTCCAAAATATACCTCTTTCACATCACGCGTTGGTTCAAACACTTTTACGTTCTCAACAAATGAGGCACTAGTAGTTACAACTGCAAATAACGGTGTGTATACAAAGACGTTAGACTTATACGAAGGTGCTCTACGTACCGAATCGTTTGTTGTTAATCTTGCTAATACTTCGCAACGCTTTGTTCTATCAAATCCTACAGTAGACACTTCAGCAATGGCTATCAGTGTATATGAGGATGGTGGTCAAAATGTTCTTGCATATAACCAAGCTGCTCAGCTCTACGGTGTATCAGATACTTCTCAAGTATACTTTGTTCAGCCTTCACAGAATGGTCAATACGAAGTAGTATTTGGCGATGGTGTTTATGGTAGAAAACCAAAAGATGGATCCACAGTCGTTGTTAATTATAGAGCTTGTTCTGGAGAGTTACCTAACGGCGCAAGTTTGTTCTCACCAGACGGTGCAATTGATGGACATGCTAATATAAGTGTCACAACTGTAAGTTCTGCTGTTGGGGGTGCTACAAGTGAGACATTAGAATCAATTAAGTATAATGCTCCTAGATCGTTCCAGGCTCAAAATAGAGCTGTTACAGCAAGTGATTATGAAACGCTATTGTTAAATCAATTTTCTGATATACAAGCTATCAGTGTGTATGGTGGGGAAGAGACAGATCCCCCACGCTTTGGTAAAGTTTTTATTTCCGTTGACGTTGCCGATGCTGATGGTGCGCCAGAATTGAGAAAGAAAGCTTTTCTCGACTACATCCAAGAGAAAGCGCCATTGACAGTACAAGCAGAATTTATTAATCCAGCGTTTATATACGTCCAAGTTACATCGACAATCACATATAATATTAACAATACCACAAAGAATATAGCAGATATCGAAACAGCTGTCCAATCGGCAATCAGTAGTTTCAACTCAACTAATCTTCAGAATTTCAACGTATCATTGTACTATAGTACTCTTTGTTCTAGTATTGATGGTGCTGATCAAAGTATTTTAAGTAACGACACAGAGTTATTTTTAATTAAGAGAGTGATACCAGTAACAAATATTGATTACAGCTTTATAGTAGAAACACACAACGCATTGCAATCGGAGACGGGTGTTAAACTGACAGTAGATGAGCCACATTTTGGACATACGCTTACAAGCACAACATTTACATATCAAGATACTGCATGTATTTTAGTTGATGATACTCTAGGAAATGTGTTCATTGTTGCTCGCCAAGCATCTACAATCCAGGTAATACGAAATGTTGGTACAATCAACTATACAACAGGTAAAGTGACAATTGTCAATTTAAACATAAGCGCATATGAAGGTAACTACATTAAACTTATGTTTAGAACACTTTCAAAGAACATAACAAGCACACAGAATGCAATTCTTCAAATTGATCCAATAGATGTTTTTGTTACGGCCGTTGGTGTTAAGCAATGAGACAAATTGAGCAACTGATATTTCCTCTTGTCAAAACTCACTTTCCTGAATTTTATCAGGACGAGGGTTCTCGTTTTATTGACTTTGTAAAAGAATACTATAGATGGATGGAGCAACAGGATCAACCGCTGAACGCTTCTCGCAACCTCCTCGACTATCGTAATATTGATACAACATCGGAAGAGTTTGTTCAATATTTTAAAAACAAATATCTACAAGGGCTT